AAAACATATTGCCAGCACTCCACGGTGCTTTGGGTTGTAGGCCAACGCTAGTCATATGCTCTGGTACAAAGTAGTGCATCACCGTTTTAACTCGTGGGTGCAGAATCTTCTGGTAATCGTATAGCTTGATGTCAGGCATGATTCTTAACTCCCTACTCGTTGGTCTTCTGGTAACGTTAGTTGATAATCATCCCATGCTTCTTCCAAAAGCATAGCTGCCTTCATTAGAATATGTACCAACGCTTCGTTTCGGCCTTCGTCCAATCCTTCTGCGTAGCCACGTAGCCTGTGCGCCATTGTGTAATACTGTAATTTCCTTGCATCTATCATGTGTTCTTCTCCTTCAACTTGGCTTCTGTCCACGCAATGAGCAGCTTCGGATCACACCACCCCTTGCGTTCTTCTTCCTCGTCTTCCATGACTTCAAGCTGCCTTACTTCCTCGTCCGTCAGCCCTACCCACGTATCGCCACGATCCCACGGCAGCGGGTGACCGGATAACTCATAAGCTTTGTGCCGCCAATTCTTGGCGCTCTCTTTGTATCGTTCGCAGTTTGGACAAGTCATGGTGCACGCCCCTCAATAAATTCCTTCACATGCCCTAGCGCATAGTCGTAGCCATCAGAAAACATAGCGTTACGTCCCTGCTCCGCGCCCATTAGTTCATTCACTGTTTCAAGTATTGCGTTGCGCTCTGCTGCTGCGACGATGGCGGCGAAGCGTTCAAGATTTTCAGGTTGCATCAAAAAAACATCCCAACAATCAGGGTTATGGTGACCCTGCGCTCCAGCCTCCCGCGCCATGCGGACAATGTCTTCGTCGTTCATAACTTATGCCCCTTCTATCTTCGGCACATCAAATGCTTTGCCAAACGTAATCTCTGTGGCATCCAGCATCGTGTAAGAACCAAGAATGTAATCCTCTGTCTTGCCGTGGCAGTGCGCCCGAAACAGCTTGCCATCATAGTCTGGCAGGTACATGGACTCCATCTTCTCCACTGGCTTGTTGCATACCGCACAGGTAGGCAGGGCAAACGTCAAGTTATACAAAGCAATCTCGTTCATAACTTATGCCCCCGTATCTGTCTGCATCTTTGTCTGTCCGCTTCGCTAAAATCAGGGCTAATCTCAGCCACGCCGCACATTAACTGTGGTCCCTGCGAGATAACCTTGGTTCCGTAGTACAAGGTAAACAGGGCGATGGCTATGTAGAACGCGACGGCTACGATCTCAGGTGGTTTCATCTCTAACTTTCATCATTGCATCTGCTACTTTGTATGACACTATTGCTATGGCTTCTAAACTGTCTTCGTGGCCTTGATCGTCAGGGTCTGTTGTCAGAATCCCCTGCATCGCCTTTGCCGCAAAGTAATCACGCAAATCCATGCCGGTGTCTTGTTGTCTACCTGCATCACTAAATGGTGCGTTTGGAAATGCTTTCATCAAATCCTCCGTTGACAGGTAAATGCCTGAATGCCCACACGGAACGCGCCTGCAAACTTGCAGTCAGACACGATCCTATCCTCTGCATTTATGCCGCCTATGTACAGGCCGATCAGCAGCATGATCACCGCAGCAAGTGACTTCGCCCAAACAGCATTCAACCAGTCCAGAATTTTGCGCGGGCTGACAGTTTCAATAAACATTTAATCTCCTATGTGTTTTACCATTTGCTATCTCGTAGTAGCTTTGCCATGTCCGGGTACCCTGCTTCCTCCAGCTTGTGGGCGCACGCCTCCCGCTCCCTGATGGCTACCAACTTGGCAAACTTATTCATCCAGTTGAGCGCCGCTACATCCGGGGCATAGACAAGATCCTCCTCATCCGCTACCTGCTGTGCCAGTTTTACAAGACTCTTACTCAAACAATGTACCTACTATAAGATTGGCTATTAAGACAATGACGCAGAAAAGCAGGTATGCCATCACCAAGAAGCCGCCAACGCCAAGGTTCACAGGTTTACGCTTTCTCCACCGTTCACGCAGAAGTACTTGCTGCATTTCCTTTTCCTCTTCGGTAAGGGTTTTTTTTGAGGGTGGCACATAATGCACACCAATTTTTATGGGCGGCTCTTTAATAAATTTTCCGTCCTTTAACATTCCTTCCTCCAAGAGTTATGGCGCTGTCACCATTTGCTCAAGCTGGTCAATCAAAGTATCGGCAATCTTGCGCTCACCCACGCTGATGCTGGACGCATACGGGTCGCGGTGAATCACATCCATAGCATCACGAAGTCCCTTGCGGTACCCACTCTGGAACGCATCATCACCCTCGAGGATCATGGTGATAGCGTCACGCACAATCGAGGATGCCTTACGTCCCTTGGCATGCTCCTTCAACGCGTTGTATACCGACTCCGAAAGATGCACGGAGTAAGGTATCAATCGTTTACTTGTTTCCATAAATTAAACTCCTGTCGTATTGAGATAAGTCGGTTTACTGCAATCTGGCTCTTAGGTATATCTGCCCGGCTGGGTACGCCTAGCTCATGCTTCAACCAGTCGGTGGCTTCTTCCTCTGAAGCCTCAAAGATCTGGCCTGCTTCTTTCAGGAACCGCCAGAAGGTTTTGTCCCGGCACAGCATTGCCGCAGTTCTGACTGAGTCTTTGCCGAACTCCTGCTCACGGTTCATAGGCATCTCGTCCTCGGTCAGGCGCACCATCACCACCTGATAGCGGGCACCCACGAAGTCACGCAGAAGCTCATCTGGTATCTCGTTGGGGTGGATACACATAGTTAAGATATAGCCAGTCTTGTCTTGCTTAAGCGCAACCTTGACGGCTTCAAAGTTACTTGTCTGCATTTTTTTCCCTCAACATAGCTTCGATGGCTTTGCCATAATCATGTTCTGGCATTCCACCCATATCGATTGACCACCACAATTCACTGCGTTCTTTGCGTGTCAGCCCTTTCCATTTGCGTTTAGGTTGCGCAAGTCGAGCGCGGAGTTCTTTTGCAATATCAATAGCGTGTTTTGCCCAGCCTTCACCAAACACCATGGCGAATTCAACAAAGCCATTCTCACCATGTTCAATGAAGTCTTGCAGTTCTTGGTCGGTCACGATATGTCCTCCACTCTTATCACCCACTCGCCGCTGCTTTTCTGCCGCCATCCATGGACTTCAATCCTGATGCCAGCATCCCGGACGAACTGAACTGTCGGGCTATCCTGAATCTTTTTGATGCGTGTTGCCACTGCAGTGCTGGTTACCTGTACAGCCAGTACCTCTCCTTTGCGGATGGCAAGGATGTCTGCCCACCCCCAAAGATCAGCTCTTCGTTTTGTCCAAGAATTCCACCGTTCAACTATTTCGCAGTGGTACCCTTGTGCTCGCAAATACTTGAGTGACCGTTGAGTCGGCGAGGTACTAGTGCTTTTTCTGGCGGTAGGTTTCTTTTCAGTCTTCTCCATAATGTTGAGTACCCGATGTTAAGTTTTTCGGCCCACCCAGAAATCGTCAGCGTGATTCCTTGGTAGGTAATTTGGACATTGGTTCTCTTATTGTTTTGCTGAGTTTTTATTAATACCCATCGGCAGTTTTCCTTTGAGTAACCTTCAGCGTTATTTATACGATCAAGAGTTTTTTTGTCCGGAGCCTCTCCCATGTCTTCATAGAAGTTTTCAAAAAACTTCCATCTATCACACACTTGAATACCCCTGCCGCCATAGTTTGGATAGTCTTTGTCATTTGCTTCGTCGCACCTTTTAATCATCTTTGCCCAGATTTGGTAAGACCTAGTTGTGGAAAGACCGCCTCTTCTTTTTCGCCAACAACCGCAAGAAACAACTTCGCCAAGCGTAACGAGGGAAGAGCGATAGTTGACTTTGTTGCCACAGTCACAGTCAAACTCCCAAACTATTTTTCCTCCTTCCCTCTTTTCGGTTGGCGTTGTGGCGACCAGTCTTCCAAACCTTTGACCAGAAATGTCTTTTGCGTTTCTATGAAATTTCATATGTCTCCCTATTAAAAGTCCAATAGTAAAACATAAGTCATGACTAATGCAAATGACAAATTATCAAAAAGGTATGTCGTCATCATCAACTGGCGGCAACTCCTGTTGCTTTGGTGGTGGAGCGCTTTCCTCCGGCTTCTTGTAGGTGTTCACCTTCAGGCTAAAGAAAGGACCGCGGCTACCTTGCTTCTCCCATCCGGACAAACGAATCTTGATGGAGTCTTCGTCTGTCTCATCCAACATCTGGCGGAGCAGACTGCGCTCAACCGAGATGTCGCCAGTCATATCCGGTGAGTTAGGGTGTATGCGGTTCTGTGCGTAAAACAGAGCGCCACTATTCGGATACTTGTTCATTAAACTGCTCCTTGAAATGCTTGAATGTTGCGGTCAGTTCTGTGTACGCATCTACGTCCTGTGCCTGAATGCGGTCATAGATAATCCGGTTGGTGCGGAAGATGGTCATTACATCTGCCTTAGTCTGCGCGGCCTCGAGGGCAAACACAGTCAGGTCTACTACAGTTTTGAGCCAGTCTCCCCATTCCGTATCGGGCTCCGCTGAAACTTTAAGCTGCCACTGTGCATCCTTCCCTTCCATCTTAGGAGGTACAACAGGTGGCGCTTCAAGCTTCGGAGTAGTCGCAGGCTTTGGCGCAGGTGCCACCGCAGGTCTAGCAACAGGAGCTTTAGCGGAGTTGGCATCATCATCCTCTGGAGCAATGCCGCAAGCAGCCATCAGGCTATACCTGCGAGCGTAGGTCAAAGCACTACCGTAGCCTTGCGGATCTTGCTTGGCTGCCGGGACGAATAAAGAACCAGCGGTAAGCTGTTCTCCAGACTCGTGGATGAACACGGTCTGGATACACACACCACCGGCACGCTCTTCATTCAACTGCATCAAGTAGATGCCGTTGTTGTTTAGCCCATCAATCACCGCCTCGATGCACGCAGACAGGTCTGCATACTTGGTGCGGAAGTGTGGGTTGTTGCTGGTCTTGAGCGCAGGACCAAACTCTCGCTGCGCTTTAACCAGTGCTGCTGCTATGTTTTTCATGTAGTCACCTTTTTAGGTACGCCGGGCTTGGCGCGGGGGGTTCCATCTTTCTTGAGTCCGTACGGTGCTTCTGGAGTACGAAGTCTTAGGTTCATCTTCGCCTTGCGAGACCAACGATGACCACGCTTAGGCGGCACGTCAGCAGCCCGCACCGCCTTGGGTGCAGACAGGCTGGCTAGTGCTTGGATAACGGCTGGTGTAGCGTTCTCGATGATGATTCGGATTTCCATTGTCCCCTCCTTAGTTGCAATAAGTTTGGCAGTTGTTACCGGTGCTGTCGCAGCATGTGGTGCAGTAAACAAAACGCCCGTTGTATTGATAGCTGTGTGATGTGCAGCCTGCGTATGCCATGCCAGCGGCGGCGATTGCCCAGATAGCGATGAGGTATTTCATGTGACTCTCCTTATTTAAGATTAACAAATGGCACAGATCCATTTGCCATGGTTGCGGGAAGTTTTCCATCCCAACGTTCAATAGCTTTTAGCTGTACATATGCTGCACCGCCTTGGCTATTAATTGCTTGCGTTTCAATTTGAATTGCCTTTGCTCGTCCTTCGGCGCGGGCAACAGCCTGCTTTGCTTCTACTTCGATACGTGCTAGGTCTTGCTCTGCTTTTAGCTTGCTTTGGGTTGCAATCACTTTTGCTTCAATAGCCTTCTGGTAGTCGGCGCTAAAGGCAAAGTTAACCAGACTAATGTCATTCACACCCACGTTGTACTTGGCAAGTTTGGTAGCCAGTTCTTCGCGGATTTGCTGGGACACTACGTCACGCTTAACGATCAGGTCTTCGCTGGTATAGCGAGCAACGACCGCTTTGAATGACTCGTTAATGCCCGGCAGGATTACCTTGTCCTCAAGGTTCAGACCGAACTCTTTGTAGATGTGTCCTACCTTAGCTCCGTCCAGACGGTAGTTAACTACGATATCGGTATGTACCTGCTGAAGATCTTTGGTGCCTGCGCTGGCGTTGCCCAACTTGGTAGTTACCAGACGGACATCTACTTCTCGGATGTATGAAAGTGGGTTAACAAAGTGTGCGCCCTCTGTCAGCGTCTGCTGATTTACCGTACCAAACGTCACCTGAATGCCTATATGTCCCGCTGGAACTACGGTAAACGATTCAGACAATGTGTAAATTACAAAAACTACTGGTGCCGCAATAAAAAGAATGTTGTTGAACTGAGGCTTCTCAGGCAACGGATCTGGCTGCAAAGATTTGTAGGTCGCATTACGGCGCTCCACTTCGTTGCAACGTCTTTGCCAAGTTGACAGCGAGTCGTGCCGCGCATACAACAATCCCAAGGTTGGGATGGTTAAAATTAAGAACGATAAAATTATGTAGAACATTTACTGCCCCCTCATTGAAATGTATCTTTGATGTTGATCGCAAAACTGGGAGACCTGACAGAACTTCTCACACCGGGTGCGCTCCCCCTCACGCACTTCGATTTCATACTCCTTCTTCTTGGCATTCAGCGTTGCCAGTTCTTCCTCTGCTCGATCCTTCTCACCAAACAAAGTCTTGGCACGTACACCGCCGATCTTCTTGACGGCGTAGACGGTAGGCTTCTCCCACATTTCCTCGGGCGTGCATGCGGGTAGCTCATCATCTACCTGCCGGTTAAACAGCGCCTCGTTGTGCAGGACTAAGCGGCTACGGATGTAATCCTCACGCTGCTCGAATGTCCAGAGAGGGATGTCTATGGTGACGATGGGTGCCTGTGGGTATGTCTCCTTGGCTTCCGCATCTCGGCGGCTCCAGTCCCGAACGATGCCCACGATCTGGATAGAGCGGACGCGCTGTCCCTTTACCTTCTCTACCAGCCATGCGTAGCAGTTCAACTGGTTGACCCAGTCTGTCTTCTCCTGCTGTACTGACCACGCGCCGGTGACCTTATAGTCCTTGATGTCGATGCCATCGGAGTGGACTTCTTGCAGGTCGATAGCACCAGAGATCTTCCATCCCTCGAACTGGGTGAACAGGCGCTCTTCTACGATGTGGTTCTCATCCTTGCCATGCTCGAGGATGTTGTGAACGGCGGTGCCAAATAGAGACCAGACCATCTCAGATACGTCCGTCTCAAGCTCGTCGATATGCTTGTTGCGTAGCTGCACGATACGCGGTGAGTTCAGTAGTTCGGTCACGCTCAGGTTGACATCACCCTTGCTGTATTGAGGCCGCTTCACTACGTTGACAAAGGTCTGCGGGATGTTGAACTTATTTGTAATCTTCATATGTTTTTTTCCTTCAGCTTGGCTTCGATGGCTTCAGCAAACCATTTAAAACCTAACGGCAATCGTTTTGCTTCGCCGTCAGTTTGTGCTAAACAGTCAAACATTTCCTCATCCGTCAGCCCCTGCCATTCGCGCTGTGGTGGGGCGTTATAAATTGGCGGCTTAATGTAAACCGTAGCATCGTTGACCTTATATGCAATCGGCTCCGGTTCATTGCGCTGTGGTGGGACGTTGACGGTCAAGATGCCATCCTGCTTTGCGCCGCATTTTGTGCATTCAACTTCCATCAGGTACTTGTCTGCCACCGGCTCCGGTTCAGGCTGCGCGAGTCGGGCGCAGAGAGTTTCGATTGCTCTCATAGTCTTGCCTGTGTTTAATGATTCTAGCCATCTGTGTTCTGCCTCCAACGCATCCAGCACCTGCTGCGCTTCCTCTCTGGTCAAAGCAATCACAGTTCCTCCCCATTCTGTTCTGCTGCTTTGTTCATGTCGTGTAGTGCAAGTCGGGCGCGAAGGGTTTCGATTGTTTCCTGAGACTTTGCTACCGCTTGCTTTAAATATATAGAACGCCTGTACCACTCGCCGTGTTGATCTATGTTTTGTTGCATCTCCCAGTTTTGCGAATCTGCCGCATCAATCAACGCATCCAACACCTGTTGCGCTTCCTCGCGTGTTAATGTGATGGTCATTCTGCCTCCAGAGGTATGTCGCGCCATTCGCCTCCTACAAGCTCAACAGTTTGATACCCATAACCGTCAGAAAATGTCCTGTGCGGTGCCCACCATTGCTGAAGAATTTTTATTGCATGGCCTGTTGAAATACCTGTCTTTTGGTCTGTGTTCATATTTACAAAACGCTCAACAAAGCGCAGTTTATTTGTTGGTGTCATTGTTGTTCTCCTTGTTCTATCTCATCTAGGACATCATTAGCCCACTGAGGATCGCCGCCCATTCTTATTTTTACTAACGCAGCAATCAGCTTTGCGTTGATCTCTTGAAGCGCTTCGACTTCCATCTTCTTTTCGCAGTACGCCAGCCATAGCTGCTGTACCGAATCGTCAGTAAACTCTTTCCACTTACCCATAGCGTCCTCCCTCACAATATCTGCATGCTATTACAACAGGTAGGTAGTGTCAATAGGTATATTCAAGGGGGAACAATCTGTTGCATTAAGGCTATCTGGTAATTCTTCCAGATAGGTATGCTATTCTTGGGGCGAGGAAAGCGGATGCTGGAGACTGCACCTCCAAAGCGGTCATTGCTTGCCAGATGTAGCGAGTACTCGGTGATTGCAACGTTGTTGTGTTCATACCCCAGCCGCAGGTGGGCAAACGGCGGCGACAGGAGTCTGGTAATCCTTTAAGCTGTAGCGTAACTGGATGATCCTGTGGACACCCCGGAGAGACGGGGAGAGTCTTCTTGCCGGTGGTGAATGCCGGGAGCCCCTCCGCTCTCCCCCTCCTTCGAGACGGGGGGCTTTTTTTACACGCAATATGTCGTTCCTGTTATAGTCTCATCAGATGCGGGATGGCGCAGCGGTAGCGCGGTGGGCTCATATTCCATAGGTCGTCGGTTCGATTCCGGCTCCCGCTACCAAGACGCATGACCATTGCTGGACGTGAAAACGTAAAGCGGACTAACCCAGAAGCGGGAAGCCCCGAGTTCTAGACACCTCGGTGGTAGCAAGACGGGGAAATAGCAGTGGTCAGTCGTGTTGGTGTCAGTGAATAGCTGGCAGTGGCATATCGCACACGGGCAATAGGGAATAGCTGTCACCAACAACCAAGACGCATGAGGATTGGCTTATTACTGGAAAGTCCGGACTAAAGGTAATGAGATCAGCGGAGTGTCCTTAGTGACTAGGCGGGCTCGTAAGGCCGCAGTCCTCAGTCGTGTTGGTGAATGCGTAGGCTGATACGCGGCGAGCCGGAGCTAATGCAGGAAACGACGGACACCAAGGCTGACCTGAATATGCCGGAGATCAGCGCCGGTCACCAACCTCCACTAAAGTCCAGTAACGTCCAGTTGCACGGAATCTCATACTGTCTTATCATTCGTCCTGTCAGAGCTGGCACTCTGTCATATACGCTAATGAGTACTAACCCCAGTCAGTTTAGGTGGGGCATGTGTAGTTCAGTTATATCTTCCTTCTCACGAGGGGAAAATCCATTAGCGTGGATATGACTGAGTTGCCCATGCCAACGGGCCATGCCCCACCTAAGTTGTACTGGGGTTTTTCTTTGGGCGCTCTGACCGCACCTACCGCGATAGCAGAGAGCCTGCATGGGCTGCCGTAGAGAGTACACTGGCCGAGGATTCACCCCCCTGCGAGCCACGTAGCCTGTCAGCGAGGGACTACACAAGACGGTGGGGACAAGTGGTGAGACAACCCTGCCATCGAGATAATCGCTGCCTCACGGGTTTGCTGGGCGCCAGTAGCAGGGCGTTGGGCAGGGAGATACCACCGCCTCTGTGCCTACGGCATGGGTAAAGGCTGGGCTATCACCCTTGGGGAACCTAGACACGGGTATGCAATAGGTAGGATGAGACCAGAACTACCTGTTGACACATCTATATGTAGGGATTATGATTACTACATGTAGAGGAATCATCCACTATATGTAGAGGAGGTGGTATGGAAAAGGAAGTGATGAGCTTGGTCAGGGAGGCCATGGAATTGTCAGACCGGCTGGAGTCAGTCTTGGATGGGGAGGATATGTTCGTTATCCTGATGGCGCTGACCAAGGTGGCAGGTGTGATGCTCGCTGAGTCGGAGGGGCTATCCCCCAATCTGGCGGATGAGCGGACTTCTGTTGCGTGGTTCAGCGTGGGTGCTGTGGCTGCGTATCGTGGGCACAAGGAGGCCATGAAGGAAGCAGCCGGGACGATGCACTGATGGACAGGCAACGGATCTATGATGCCATGCTGATCAAGGGGTTCCGGTCAGACATCACCATCGGCTACCTGTACTACTGGCTCAAGCCCTACAACATCGCGCCTCCAGATAAGGACTTGATGCGGCAGCCGCCCATGGCTAACAAGATGTCAGTCAGGGTATTCGTCGGCACTTTCTTGAAGCCACTGGCAGACAGGTTGTGGGACACCGATCCATCGCAGGACATGAAGACACTGGACTGGATGAAGAACATCGAGTGTCAGCAAGACAGGAAGATCGACAACGAGCGCAGGAGACTAAGGCGGCAAGTAACCCATGATCATGGGCGTATGGATATCCTTGGTCATAACCTTGAACGGCAACACACCAACAACCAGTGGCACGTTACTAAATCAAAAATAAAACTAAGGAGAGTGAAATGAGATCGGTGGCAGAAGACTTGGCAGAGTGGTTGGAATCTCAGCCTCGGAACAAGCTTGATCTGGAAGCGGCAATCTTCATCAGGAAGATGGAGCGTGTCTACGCAGCAGCTTATGACATGGTCTATGCCCGCAACGACGTAGCCAGCAAGGCTGCATACGCGGACATGGTTGACGTTATCAAGGGAAGGAAACCAGAGTGATTGATCTCGCTACCTACTTGTTGTTGGCGGCGGGTGCGCTCATTGGAGCCGGGCTATGTTTGCTTGGCATTGCGGGTGTGTTGTGGTTAATGATTAAACTTTCGGAGGGGTAAATGAATCTCAGCTTAGACAAAATTAGAATCGATTGTGGTACGCAATCACGTACCAAGATTGACGATCAAGTGGTTGGACAATACTGCGAGGCGATTAAAAACTCCGTTGTATTCCCAAAGGTCATCGTATTCCATGACGGCCTCCAGTACTACCTTGCCGATGGATTCCACCGCTACCTCGCAACCAAAGCGGCGGGCTCTCCCAACATCGACTGCCACATTATCAACGGCACTCTCCGTGATGCGGTGCTCTACTCCAACGGCGCGAACGGTGATCATGGTTTGCAGCGTACCAATGCAGACAAGCGCAACGTAGTTATTCGCATGCTCCAAGATATCGAATGGTCTGAGTGGTCTGACCGTGAGATAGCCAAGCACTGTCACGTTAGTCATGTGCTGGTCGCCAACATCCGCCGGGAACTGGGCATAGGCAATGACTCCATCAAGTTTGAGCGTGGCGGCAAGACCCATGTCATGAAGACCAAAGACAAGAAGCAGGACGAGCCGAAGCAAGAGGAGCCCGTTGAAGACTGGCCTTTTGAGGAAACGCCGGAACAGCAGATGGCTGAGGCTATTACCCTGCTCAAGGCTGAGAATGAGGCGCTGTCCGACAGGCTTGCCGTTGCCACGATGGACGCTGATGAGATTGAAAAGCAGATGGCAGAGTCCACCATCAAGGATTTGCGTGCACAGATTCGTCTGCTCGAGATTGAACTTGCTGCGGTCAAGCATTCACGCGACACCTTCCAATCTGAAAACGCCCAGCTTATGAAACAGGTGGCTATGCTTCAGAAGAAGCTCAAGAAGCTAGAAGAAAAGTGAGTTATGCCCACGCTGGCGGGCATGTGTGCCAGTAGAGTAAGGAGCGACAGTGTTAAGTCTTCGTGATTATCAGGAGAAGGCGCTCGCCGATCTTCGTGCAGGGTTCGCACAAGGTAAGCGGGCGCAGGTGCTAGTCAGTCCGACTGGCAGCGGTAAAACAGAGATGGCAATCGCCTTGATGGCTGCCACCAAAACCAAAGGCAACAAGGCTGCAATGCTGCTGGATCGTATCGTTCTGTGCGATCAAACCAGCAAGCGGCTGGAGCGGTACAACATCGAGCACGGCGTGATGCAGTCAGGGCACTGGCGCTATCGTCCGTACGAAAACATTCAGGTCTGCTCTGCTCAAACCCTCGAGCGCCGCGGTGCCTTCCCCGGGTTGAACCTTCTGATCGTGGATGAATGCCACGCTACGCGGGAGCAGACGGTTGAGTTCATCAAGAACAATCCCGATGTGAAGGTCGTTGGCTTGACTGCCACCCCGTTTACCAAAGGGCTCGGCAAGATCTACGACAACGTGGTCAGTCCTGTCACCACCAAAGAACTAGTGCAGCGCCAGATGCTGGTGCCGCTGCGTGTCTTCATCGCGAAAGAGATCGACATGACCGGTGCCAAGAAGGTAGCGGGCGAGTGGTCACAACAGGAAGCCACGACTCGAGGCATGAAGATCACCGGTGACGTTGTATCCGAGTGGGTTGCCAAGACTCATGAGATATTCGGTGAACCACGCAAGACGATTGTCTTCTCTGCTGGCGTAGACCACGGTGCTGATCTCGCCCGTAAGTTTCAGGAGCATGGCTACAACTTCATCAGCCTGAGTTACAAGGATGACGAAGAGTGGAAGAAGAAAATCATCGAAGACTTTTCCAAGCCTGACACGGAGATACAAGGTCTGATCGCCACCGATATCCTGACGAAGGGCTTCGACGTTCCCGATGTAATGATCGGCGTATCAGCTAGGCCATTCAGCAAATCCCTGTCCTCTCACATTCAGCAGATGGGGCGCGTCATGCGTGGCTGCGAAAACAAAGAGTTTGCGCTGTGGCTGGACCACTCCGGCAACTACCTGCGGTTCCGGGAAGACTGGGATGAGGTCTATGAGGATGGCGTAAGCAAGCTTGACGAAGGCAAAGAGAAGGCAAAGAAGGAACCAACAGAGCGGGAGAAGAAAGAATCAAAGTGTCCTGCATGCCATGCGCTGTGGGTCGGTGGGTCTGATACCTGCTACAACTGCGGGCACGTTCGTGAGCGGCAGAACAAAGTAAGTGCGGTGGCTGGCAAGATGGAAGAGTTAGCAACGGCAACCATGACTCGCGAGAGCAAGCAGGAATTCTGGTCGATGATGCAGTACTACGTCCGGCATGAGGGCTGGTCCAGTGGTCGCGCTGCGAATACTTACCGGGATAAGTTTGGCGTGTGGCCTCGAGGGTTGAACGACAATCAGGTCATGCTGCCATCGCCAGAGGTGAAGAAGTTTATCCGCAAAAAGCTGCACGCATTCTTGAAAAGGATTGGGAAGAGATGACTACAGATGACATTATCAATATGGCGCGGGAGGCTGGCTGGCCTGAATGGGACATCGTAGGTTGTGAAATAGAACTTGAACGCTTCGCCGCCCTAGTCGCAGCAGCCGAGCGTGAGGAGTGCGCGAAGGTATGTGAAGTATTGGAATACAACGGTTACGAGCGTTTGCCTAGGGATCCAGTGTCGGCTCGCCGTATCCGCGCAAGGGGGCAAGCATGAAACTAAAACCAGTTGAAGGTCGCAAGTACTTTGTCCATCGGTACAAGTGGTCACACGAAGCCAAGCGTAAACAGTTTCTTCGCGCATTTAAAGAGGGCAAAGTGTTGTTGCTGCAAAGCACGAGGGATGGGTGGTTGTATCAATGGGGGCAGGTGTGATGGACTTCTTAGATTTTGCCCGCTCTCATGGCATCATCATCCATGACTACCCGCCTGTCGGTACATGGAAGCGGTACCCAACAGAGGATCACCCGCGCAAGCGCAACGGCGCAGTCAAGTACATGGGCACGCATGGATTCGTACAGAACCACGCCACCGACACCATCGTTTCGATATGGAAGCATGACTCTCCCAACCAGCTAGACCAGCGGCAAATCCGTTCGTCTGTTCTCAACGCAGAGCAGGAGATGCGTAAGCGTCAGCGCGAGGCCACGCAGAAGGCAGTCCGCATGCTGAACGATAGCGGCCTGATGACTCACCCATATCTGGCAGCAAAGGGGTTCCCGGATGAGCAGGGCAACGTCTTGCACATTGAAGGCAAGCCTGTCCTTCTCGTGCCGATGAGGGTAGCGGGCTCGCTGGTCGGTGTGCAGATGATTGATGCAGAGGGCGGGAAAAAATTCCTGTTCGGGCAGCGTACATCAGGCGCTACCTTCACGTTCGACAACAAGGGGATGCACATACTCTGCGAAGGGTATGCGACTGCGCTCTCCGTTCGTCTGGCCTTGAAGACCATGAAGCGGCGCTACACTCTGCATGTATGTTTTTCGGCGGGCAATATGCTGAAGGTAGCGGAAAGTCTTAAGCCGGGGCTGGTCATCGCTGACAATGATGCCAGCGAGACCGGGCAAAAGACGGCGGCGCAGATAGGCTGGCCTGTATGGATCAGCGATACAGTGGGCGAGGATGCCAACGACTACCACCGGCGTGTGGGTCTGTTCAGGTTTACTCAAAGCCTGACTCAATCCATGCGCGGGTTGTCCGTCTGATCTCCTTGTAATCGCTTGTATTCCTGAAAGCAGGGGCGGCAGATGGTGGCGAATCCACCGTCCGCCGTTTTCACTACGGTGTATTGGCACCGATGGCACCCGGGCGTATATAAACAGCGTTGCAGGTGTGCGTGACTCATTCGTCTGATCTCCTCTTAATTGACAAGGGCGGTAAGTGTCCGGGCGTGCGCGACCAAATACCCGAATTGAAAATCCGTAAGGTCTTCGCGCAGGGATAACTCATAAGCTTGCAAGAATGGTAAGTTCTGTTCTTTGCAGAATTTAAAAAGCTCGGCGCTCATAATGATGGCGATATATTCGTTCATTTCTTGGTCGGGTTTCATTCGTCTGATCTCCTCATGATTGCGCCCAAAGCATGGCATTAAAAATTGAATCGGCTAGGTTCTGGCATTCGGTTTCGATTTCGTCCGGGTCGTGGTACTCGAATGGCTCCCATGGGATTTCGCATTCATCGTCGCAGTAAAAATGCGATTCGGCGATGCCTCGAGCGCGTGCCTTTAATTCTTCGGTCGTTTTCATTCGTCTGATCTCCTTGTGATTATGCGGTGCGTGCGATGGGGATTACCCGGCGGGCTCGTTGGTCGGTTTGCTTCGCTCGGGTACCATGCGCCCGAAAACCGACGATTACTGCTCGGTCGGCGTGCTGGCAAAGTCCGCAAGTTTCGCAAGTCTTATCCTCCCGGGTCTGCGCCGGGCATACCACTATCGGGCGGCCTTCGGGCGTAGTGGTGCGCTCGGGCGTGTCCATTGGCACAATGCAAGTCAATGGCAATCCGTGGGCGGCGAGCGTGTCCGCCTCTCCGGCATCGTCCGCGGATAGGTTGACGGTAAAACCCCATGCAGTAGCATGGCGAGCCCAAAAGATGGCGCTCGCGCTCTTCTTGTGCGTGTAGGTGAATCCTTTGCGGCCTATGTTCGCCCGGACTATCTCTCCCAGTGCGTACGCGTCCACGTCTTCACCTTCGCCCGGTAAATCTCCGGCTACATTCATGCGCCAAAGCTGTCCGACTGGTAGCGCTGCAATACTCGCGCAAGTTTCGGGCAAGTCCGAGCCCCGGTCGGGTACCTTGTTCCATGCCATGCGGGTTAAAAAATCCTCGCCGTAACAGTCGGCCTCGTAGTGCGGGCAGGTTGGCGGGCAGGTTTTGCGCTCGCTGTAGGTTACCGGGATCGCTCCGGTCTTGCGGTTGTTTGATTTGCGGATGAAGTGGATTTTCATGCGGTCACCTGCGGGCGGTAGGTTGCGTAATTGCGGACGCGGCTATAGTTGTGTGCGCTGTTGCGCTCCCGGATTTTCGGGTCGTGTCCATGGCGTGCCCGGTACGCATTAAAAAATGTCGCTGCGTCCATGTCTTCCTCAAGGTAGGCATAATCGCCCCGGCTGTATGAGTAGTGGCTGATCTTGTCTGCGATCTGGAATTCGGCGAGCATGCGATGCGGTACCTTGATCCATCCGTGCCCGGGATCGGAAATAAAGTCGAAAGTTTTCATGGTGTCTTATCCTTTAAGCGGTTTTCAGGTGGTTAAAAATCTTCGGTGCCTCGGTTTGTAGTTCGATTTCATAACCCAGTGCCTGCACATCTCGCAGGGTGTTGCGGGTTAGCGTCTTCGTGCCTGCTATCCGGGCGAATAGTTCGGCGGCGGGGCACGCAGGGTAAAAAGTGTCGATGCCATAATTCGAGCGATGTTTAACGGTGATTTTCATTTTATTAATCTCTCAGGTTGTGGTCTTCAACGGCGGCGATTACCGATATAAACAAGCTTGCGAGTGTCATGATTACCATATCGACGGTGTCAATCTCTCCGGTCACTCCAAGGTAAAGACAAGCGGTTGCGAGCAAAATGCCTGCGATCACGATAATTTCAGGGATGCGGTTCATGGTGTCGGGTTCCTTAAGGGTTTAAGCGGTTGGTGTCTTCGATATACAAAAGCCAGTTCATAACGTCGCCGGTGCTGATCCAGTCTCCCCGGCTTCCGTCTTGCTGGATCGGGTGAAACTTCGCCGATAGTAAGTGCGCCCGGAATTCCCGGGTGCGGTCGGCGCGTGTAGCCGCGTCGGCGTGTAGCGTCTCGATCTCGGTCTGTAGTTGGTGAATGTAGTTCATGGCGGCGGCTTCGTTACATTCCGACCATGGCGGCACGGATTGATGATGCGCTGTAGGGTGCGCCGTCCGGGGTTGCGGTTGGCAAGCTTTGCATCATCAGGCAAGCGGCAAGGTCGCGCCCGGATTTGTGAATGCCGTATACGCGCAAGGCACCGGCGGCTGTGTATCCCTTGGCGGTGTTGATGCATTCCAGCGCATGGCGATACAGTTTTTCGTCGTTGTTTATCCATAGGCTGACATTCCAGTGATTCCAGTTTTTGTGTCCGTTGTATTTGCTCATGGTGTGGTTTCCTTTGGGTTAGGTGCCCGGGATATCCCGGGCGGGTTGGGTTAAACAGTTTCGGCGGCGGTGGCTTTGGCGAATATCTCAGGGAAGGCATTCACTAAAATTTGCAGGTTGTGACTGTCGGCGCGTAGTGCTGCGTCTCCAATACCAGCGGCAAAGCTTCCATGTATCCCGGTGGAAAGCTCCCGGGCGGCACGCATTAGGGCATCACGCTCGGCGTGCGGATTCTCAAAAGCTTTTTCCCATCCGAGCATGAATTCATTGCATCCGAAGTCGATAACGGTTTCATCGTCTGCCAGTCCGTAAGCGGATACAAGTGCCCATCCGATAGGTTCGCCGTTAGCGTCTCGAATGTTTAACTGGGCTTCCTCTACCGATTCAATGCAATCGATGATGGTCTTGTATTTGGTAGAGCGTTTCACTTCCCATATTTCGCCGTCGAATACCGAAACGGTGTGCCCGGCGTTCAGGGCGTAGCGGACTAGGTGCTTATATGCTTTCATGGTGGTGGTCTCCGGGTTGGTTAGTGCCTGCAAATTGTAAGCGGTTTCCATGTATCGATGCAATAGGTGTCGTGCATGGAACATATTGCATAGATCATGCCAAGGGCAAAGGTCGCATAAATACTGGGTTTGCCCGTTTCCCCGGTGTGTCAATATGTGACAATCCTGTTCCGTTGTGTGACAGTTGTTCCATATTGGTACACTTTCCGCGTTTGTTCCGGTATGATCGGGGCGGTTAGATATAGCGAAGCGGAACAGTCCAAGACATGAAACGCAAAGAGATAAAGCAAGCATTAAAAGAGATGCCCATTGAAACTATCTTGATGGTGGGTAAGAGCGAACTCACACCTAAGCAGAGAGAGTTTGCCCGGCAGGTTGCGCTCGGTAATAGCGGGGCGGAGAGCTATCGCAAGGCATATGACAGTAAGGGTAAACCTAAGACACAAGGGGATCAGGCTAGCAAGCTCAAGGCCGATTCCCGAATAGCCGCGGAAATAGAAGCTTATGAGTTGGCATTAGAGGCTCAGAAATATCGCTCCTCTGAATCCTTGCGGGCTCTAGTAATTCAGTCGCTCGTCTCCGTCCTGATCGATCCAGCGGCAAAACAGAGCACAAAGGTAACCGCGGCAAAAGTTCTGGGGACGGTAACCGAAGTTGCGGCATTCACCGAGCGCAAAGAGATCACCACGATCAGCGGCTCAGATGCCATCAAGTCGCAAATCATGGATCAGCTTAAGACGTTGATGATCGGTTCCGGCTCGCAGGATGTGACGGACGTTGATGCGGTAGACTTGCTTGCTGAATTGACAACCGACCGGGTACCCGTTGACGATGCCGCCCCTGCCGACCCCACCGCCGGGGCACCCCCCGCTGCTGGCGAGCCGGAGTCCCACGCGCTAGAACATACTATTCCACACGAACAATCCCCTCAAAATATCGAACCCACCCCCTTGTCTTCCGAAACGCAGACCCCCGGGGGGGTATAAAAAAATGAAAACCGTGACGTTAATAAACAGACAACTTCTATCTGGTAATATTACCAGATAGGTTTTTGGGACATGGATAAGTTATTGATTAATAGGGAGATGGCACGCAAGCCTCGGGTGACGGAGGCCGAGTGTATGGAGATAAAGATGACCCCGGCGCAGAAGGAAGTGTTTTTGGTGGTGGATGAATGGTGGAAGCGGTATGGGTTTGGGCCGTCTATACGGGATATATGTAAGTTGAGGGGTAAGGGCGGGATGGGGAATACGAGTGAGATTATTGACAGGTTGGTGAAGTTGGGTGTGTTGAAGAAGTTGAGGGGAGCGGGGCGGAGTGTGCGGCCTGTGTATATCAACTTTAGGAAGATAGATTGAAAAACGACGCGGCGTCGTTTTTGGGGGTGATATGACATACGTAATGAGTCCAAGTGATCATTGGGGATATCCGGCAATGGTTCAGCAGGGGTGGCAGTGTCCTTGTTGTCGTAGGGTGTACAGCCCGTCTACGCCTATGTGTTTTACGTGCGGCAATCATGGGGTGAAGACAGGTACGGGATATGTGGCGACTGGTAAAGCGCCAGAACAAAAATTTGAGGCAGATAGTCTTTCACCGGCGGGTATGCGCCACCGGAAGAATAGTCCTTGGGAGCCGGGGTATTAATGGATCTGAGTGAACTGATATCGCAGTTACCTATGGCTGAGCAGGAGAAGCTGCTGGAGCAGGTATCGCAATATCGGGATGCGGTGAAGCGGGAGAAGGCGCAGAAGTCTTTTATGGCTTTTGTCCATGAGATGTGGCCGGGCTTTATACATGGGCGGCACCATGCCCTGATGGCTAAGAAGTTCGAGGAGATCGCTGAGGGGAAGTTAAAGCGGTTGATTATTAATATGCCGCCGCGTCATACGAAATCGGAGTTTGCGTCCAACATGTTACCGGCGTGGTTCTTGGGGAAGTACCCGGACAAGAAGGTTATCCAGACATCTAACACGGCGGATCTGGCGGTGGGTTTTGGTCGTAAGGTCAGGAATCTGGTGGATTCGGAGCAGTATGCAAAAATTTTTCCAAATGTGGCGTTGCGGGCTGACTCCAAAGCTGCCGGTCGTTGGGCTACTAATCACAACGGTGATTACTTTGCTATCGGTGTTGGCGGTACTGTTACTGGTAAGGGTGCGGATCTACTGATCATTGATGACCCACATTCCGAACAGGAAGCGCGGCTGGCGCAGGGTGATCCTACTGTCTTTGATAATGTGTATGAGTGGTACACCTCGGGTCCACGGCAGCGACTTCAGCCGGGCGGGGCGATCATTATTGTGATGACGCGGTGGTCGGACAAGGATCTGACAGGCCGGGTACTGAAGTCTGACAATACAGATTGGGAGTTGATAGAGCTACCGGCGATCATGCCGTCCGGGAATCCGCTCTGGCCTGAGTTCTGGAGCTTGACGGAACTAGAGGCGTTGAAGGAAGAACTGCCACCTTATAAGTGGAACGCCCAGTATCAGCAGAAACCGACGGGTGAAGAGGGGGCGATAGTAAAACGGGACTGGTGGAAACGGTGGGAGGGCAGCAGACCGCCCCGGTGTGAGTACGTCATCCAGTCTTGGGATACGGCCTTTACCAAAAGCCAGCGGGCTGACTATTCTGCCTGTACGACTTGGGGAGTTTTCTACAAGGATGAGGACGAGAATGATGTGAATATCATCCTGCTGGACGCCTTTAAGGAGAAGATGGAGTTCCCGGAGTTAAAGCAAAAGGCCAAAGAGATGTATGACGAGTGGGAGCCGGACTCCTGCATTATTGAAGCGAAGGCCGCGGGTGCGCCGTTGATCCACGAATTACGGCGGATGGGGGTGTACGTTCAGGACTACACGCCAAGCCGGGGGAATGACAAGTTTGTGCGTCTGAATTCGGTTACAGATTTGTTTAGTTCGGGTAAAGTGTGGGCACCTGAGACGCGCTGGGCGGACGAAGTTATCGAGGAAATGGCTAGGTTTCCCAATGCTGAGCACGATGACTTGGTTGACTCCAGCGTACAAGCCTTGATGAGGTTTAGGCAAGGCGGGTTTTTGCGTTTGGATTCGGACGAAGAAGATGAGCCTATGGGCTTTCGCCGCAAACGCTCTTATTACTAAGGACAATCATGGCGACAAATATTGATAAAGCACTCTATCAGGCACCTATCGGTCTGGACGCAATGACGGAAGAGCCAGAATTTGAGATTGAGATCGAAGATCCGGAGTCGGTGAGAATAGGAATGCCCGGCCTTGAGATTGAAATCGAGCCGGACGAAGAATCTGAAGACGATTTTGCGGCAAATCTGGCTGAGTATATTAGTGAAGACACGCTAGAAGAGTTGGCAAATGAGTTGGTTGACGCGTATGAGGACGACAACAACTCAAGAAAAGACTGGATGCAGACTTATGTCGATGGCCTAGAGCTTCTCGGCATGAAGATAGAGGAGAGATCAGAGCCATGGGAAGGCGCATGCGGCGTTTACCACCCCATCATGGCAGAAACTCTGGTGAAGTTTCAGTCAGAAACGATCATGGAAACGTTTCCTGCATCGGGCCCAGTGAAAACACAGATCATTGGCAAGGAAACTCCCAAAATTCGTGACGCTGCACTGCGAGTTAAGGACGATATGAACTATCGCCTTACTGTAAAGAACACAGAATACCGCCCAGAACACGAAAGAATGCTGTGGGGCTTGGGTCTTGCTGGCAATGCGTTCAAGAAAGTCTACTTTGACCCATCATTAGGTCGCGAAACTGCGATTTTTGTCCCAGCCGAGGACGTAGTTGTCCCTTACGGCGCAAGCAATCTCAAAACTTCCCCGCGTGTTACGCACATCATGCGTAAAACAGAGAACGAATACAGGAAACTGGTCGTTGCTGGGTTCTATCGTGACGTAGATTTACCAGAACCACAAAATACGCTGGACGATGTAGAGAAAAAGATTGCGGAAAAGATGGGATTCCGCGCTACATCTGATGATCGATACAAATTCCTCGAGATACAGGTGGATCTGGACCTCGAAGGCTACGAAGATAAGGACGATGACGGTGAAAAAACTGGAATCGCCATTCCTTATATTGTGACTATCGACAAAGAGTCACGCAAAGTGCTGGCAATCCGTCGTAACTGGAGGCCAGATGACAAAGCCAAATTGAAGCGCCAACACTTCGTACACTATGGATACATTCCGGGATTTGGTTTCTACTATTTTGGCCTCATTCATCTTCTTGGGGCGTTTGCTAAGTCTGGTACTTCTATTATTCGCCAGCTTGTTGATGCTGGCACCCTTAGCAATCTGCCGGGTGGTCTTAAGTCTAAGGGCATGCGCACCAAAGGAGACGACACACCGATTGCACCGGGTGAATGGAGAGACGTTGACGTTGCGTCGGGCACGATACGCGACAACATCCTGCCACTCCCGTACAAAGAACCAAGTCAGGTCCTGTTCCAACTGATGAATCAGATTGTGGAAGAAGGCAGACGCTTTGCTTCCGCAGCAGATTTAAAAGTTAGTGACATGTCTTCACAGTCCCCGGTTGGGACTACATTGGCAATTCTTGAGAGGCAGTTAAAAGTGATGAGCGCAGTACAGGCTCGCATTCACTTTGCCATGAAAGAAGAATTCCGCTTGCTCAAAGAGATCATCAAAGACTATGCACCTAGTGATTATGACTATGTGCCAGTTGATGGTACGCCGCAAGCAAAGAGTTCGGATTACGACATGGTGGACATCATCCCTGTGTCTGATCCCAACGCGGCAACGATGTCGCAGAAGGTAGTTCAGTATCAAGCTGTCATGCAGATGGCGTCACAAAACCCGCAAATCTATGATCAGGTAGAACTGAATCGCCAGATGTTAGAAGTACTCGGCATTAAGAATATTGGAAAACTTATTCCTACTGCCGAAGACCAAAAGCCCAAAGATCCTGTGTCCGAAAACATGGCGATCTTGAACAACAAGCCTGTTAAAGCATTCGTGTATCAAGACCACGAAGCGCACATTCAGGTCCACATTTCTGCCGCACAAGATCCGAAGATTCAAAAAATCATCGGTCAAAATCCGCAAGCAGGTGTGATGATGGCAGCGCTGCAAGCACACATTGCAGAGCACGTTGCGTTTGAATATCGCAAACAGATTGAAGAGCAGCTTGGTATTCCTCTGCCTAAGATGGATGAGGATATGTCTGAGGATGTTGAGATTGAGATCTCACGCATGATGGCTGCTGCTGCTGGAAAACTGTTGCAAAAGGATCAAGCTGAAGCTGCGCAACAACAAGCACAGCAAGCGGCACAAGATCCTATCGTTCAAATGCAACAGCAAGAGCTTGCTATCAAAGCTGGTGAGCTTGAGGTCAAGAAGCAAAAACTTCAGATTGACGCTGCGACAAAAGCAGATCAACTGGAGATTGAGAAGGAACGCATCGCTGCACAGAAGGAAATTGCAGGCATGCAAGTTGGAGCAAAAGCTGCCAAAGATCGACAAGAGTTCGAAGGCAAAATGGAGTTGGAGGGCATCAAGGTTGGCTCACAAATAGCCAAAGAACGTGCCATCACAGCTAGAGAGAAACCACCGACAAGAGGTGAATGATGGACAAAACGCTTGAGGTTGTTCTTGAGCAATTGCGTGAAAAACGTCAGCAGTTAGTCGAGGCGGTAGCCACCAACTCCTGTCGAGACTTTGCTGAGTATCAAAAACTTTGCGGGGAGATTAGGGGTCTATCCCTTGCAGAGGGTTTTATTTTAGACCTCAAAAAACTTATGGAGCAATCTGATGACTGATATCGCCATCGCCACAGAAAGCGGTGAAGTATCTACTCTGCCTCAATCAGCAGAGGAGAAAGCGAAGCAACTTCCAGAACCTGTTGGATACCACATCCTTGTGGCTCTACCAGAGGCGGAAGACAAATACGAAAGCGGCATTTTCAAAGCGGACGAAACGCGGAGATTTGAAGAAGTGCTGGCTACAGTATTTTTTGTAGTGAAGATGGGACCTGATTGCTACAAGGATGAGAAAAGGTTCCCAACAGGGCCGTGGTGCAAAGAGGGTGATTTTATTCTCGCTCGCCCAAATTCTGGCACACGGTTGAAGATCCACGGACGCGAATTCCGTTTGATCAATGACGACACGGTTGAAGCGGTGGTCCAAGACCCACGCGGAATTAGCCGTGCATAAAGGAGAAACAAATGGTTAAAAAGATGGATGAAGTTGAATTTCAATTTCCTGATGAGCAGAAGGAAACGGAGTCCAAGGCTAAGCCTGTGGATGATGATATTGAGTTTGAGATTGAGGACGATACCCCGCCGGAAGATAGAGGCCGCACCCCTCTGCCAAAGGACTTGGTTGAAGATCTAGAAAAAGACGACTTGGAAGAATATTCCGAGAACGTAAAGGTCAAGCTCAAGCAGATGAAGAAGGTCTGGCACGATGAGCGCCGGGAGAAAGATCAAGCCTTGCGTGAGCGCCAAGCGGCAGAAGAGTTGGCGCAGCGAATTTACGCTGAGAACCAGAAGCTTAGATCTAGGATCACAGAGGGAGAAATATCCTTCTTGCATACCTACAAGAATGCAGCAGAGTTAGAACTTAAGTCGGCAGAGAAGGCATACAAAGACGCCTATGACATGGGCGATTCTGATGCCATTATTACTGCGCAGAAACAACTAAACGCAGCACAGTTTAAGTTGCAAAAAGCGCAAGAATATGTTCCTGCTTTACAACAGCAAGAAGATGATGTAAAAGTCGCATCAGAAAATCAAGTGCCTCGTCCTGACCAACGGGCTGTTGCGTGGCAAGAGCGCAATACATGGTTCGGTAAGGATGAGGAAATGACCAGCCTTGCACTTGGTTTGCATCAAAAGCTGGTTAATCAGTATGGGTCTAGCTACCCCAGTACTGATGAGTATTGGGCGAAAGTCGATGAGACTATGCGCCGCCGGTTCCCCGATTATTTCGAGGACCGAAGGCAGGACGAAACGCAGCCGACAAGACAGCAGCGTACAGAAAAACCTTCTACGGTCGTGGCACCAGCGACCCGAAGCACAGCCTCCAAAAAGATTGTGCTGAAGCAGTCGGAACTGAACATTGCCAAGCGCCTCGGGTTAACACCTGAGCAATATGTCCGTGAGAAGATGAAAATGGAGGCCCAAAATGGCTGAAAACAGAGCACCCCGTAATACAGAAACGCGTGACGAGTCGGCGCGTCCTAAGCAGTGGACACCGCCAGAGCTTCTCCCTGAACCAGATAAGCAACCCGGCTTCGCGTACAGATGGATTCGCATTTCAACCTTGAACAATTCTGATCCGCGTAATCTTTCCGCAAAGCTGCGTGAGGGATGGGAGCCAGTCAAGATTGAGGAGCAGCCAAAATTCCAACTGCTAGTCGATCCGACAAGTCGATTCAAAGACAATGTCGAGGTTGGCGGACTGTTACTTTGTAAGACCCCGAAGGAACTTGTTGATCAGCGTAATTCTTATTACCAGAATCAAGCAGAGGGCCAGATGGAGTCTGTCGATAACAGTTTGATGCGCCAAAACGATCCGCGTATGCCGCTGTTCAATGAACGAAAGTCTACAACGTCGTTTGGGAAAGGTTAATTTTTAATTACTGGAGCTTAATATGGCTTATCCGACTGTATCAGCCCCCTACGGGCTAAAACCGATCAATCTGATCGGCGGTCAGGTGTTTGCGGGTCAAACCCGTGAACTCCCGATTGCAAGCGCCTACGCTACCGTTATTAATAACGGCGACGTAGTTAAGTTCAACACTACTGACGGCACCATCGAGAAAGAGACTGGCACCGCTACCATTAGTGCTAATGGTATTGTTGGCGTGTTTCTTGGTTGCAGCTATACCAACCCCTCGACAGGTCAGAAGCTGTTTGCCAACTCGTATCCGGGTGGCGTTACTGCTGACGACATTCTGGCTTATGTAGCAGATGATCCAGATCAACTGTTCAAGGTTGCTGTGACTGGCGGTTCAACTTCGACCACCATCACCCCTATTGCTGGCACTATTCTTGGCAGCAACTTGGGTATTTCTCAGCCCGCCGCGAATACCACAATCTCTGGCAATTCCAACATCGGCGCATACAATGCGGCAGATAGCACTGTTGCTACGCTCCCGTTGCGTGTCGTTGGTTTGGTAGAAGAGACTACCAATTCGAGCGGCAATTACAGCGAAGTGATTGTTAAGTGGAATGCGGCTCATATCGTATCTTCCACGACTGCATCCGGAAGTCCGCTGGTCTATGTAACTACTAGTACCGTGACAGGTGGTCATTGCTACCTGAATCCGAACGGTCAGTTCAACGTATAAGGGAGTTAAACCATGGCTATTTCACGCGCACAACTACTGAAAGAGCTGCTCCCCGGCCTGAACGCCCTGTTCGGTATGGAGTATGCTCGTTACGGCGAAGAACACAAGGAAATCTACGAAACCGAGACTTCCGAGCGTTCCTTTGAAGAAGAAACCAAACTCTCTGGCTTTAGTGCCGCACCGGTTAAGAACGAAGGTTCTGCAATCGCGTACGACAACGGTCAGGAAGCTTGGACTGCCCGCTATAACCACGAAACCATCGCTTTGGGTTTCTCGCTGACCGAAGAGGCCATCGAAGACAACCTGTACGACAGCCTGTCTGCTCGTTACACCAAGGCTCTGGCTCGTGCTATGGCTTACACCAAGCAAGTCAAAGCAGCAAACGTCCTGAACAACGGCTTCACCAACTCCGCTCAGTATTACGGCGGCGACAACGTGCCTCTGTTCTCGGCTTCGCACCCACTCGTTTCTGGCGGCACTAACTCGAATATCCCTTCGACACCTGCTGACCTGAACGAAACCTCGCTGGAAAACGCTGTGATTCAGATCGCTGCGTGGACTGACGAACGTGGCCTGCTGATCGCTGCTCGTCCTAAGAAGCTGATCGTTCCTCCTGCTCTCCAGTTCGTTGCGACTCGTCTGCTGGAAACCGAACTCCGTGTCGGTACCAATGACAACGATGTCAACGCGATCAAGAACAACGGTTCGATCCCAGAGGGCTATACGATCAACCACTTCCTGACCGACACGAACGCATGGTTCCTAACCACTGACGTTCCTAACGGCATGAAGCACTTTGTTCGTACTCCTTTGCAGAACTCGATGGACGGCGACTTCGATACTGGTAACGTTCGTTACAAGGCTCGTGAGCGTTATTCCTTCGGCTGGTCAGACCCATTGGGTATGTACGGTTCGCAAGGCGCGTAATAGAAAAGGGGGCTTTACTGGCCCCCTTTTTTCGTATATAAAGTACTGAATTTCCGGGGGATTTCCCGGCGCTTACGAACAGGCCCCCCGCCTGACGACATGCAGATCGTTTGCGCTTAACTCGCATGTGAGGACAACTCAAATGGCACTTTCTACCACCCAAAGTATTTGGCGTTCGGGCGGCGGCGATCAGACTCGCACCGCTTACTGTGGCTCCGGCCTGATGGCTGCTACGTTTTATATTGCTGACGTAGCTGCTGCAAGCTCTACAAACGTCGTAGTTTCTTCCGCCTCTGGCGCACCCGCGCTGATTCTCCCTGCTGGCGCTCGAATCATGTCGATCACTTTTACTGGTGACGCTGCGACTGGTCAGACTGATATGGGCTTTACCCTTTACACCACTGGCACCAATACTGGCGCAGGTTTGCTGGATAATGCAAGCAACGTGGTTGGCACAATTACCCCCGGCGCGTCTGGCTCTGGCACAAGCTTGGGTCTTGTTATGTCGGCAACCGAGTTGGTGTACATCACGGCTCGCGTAGGCGGCAGCGCAGGTACTGGCAACATGTCTGGTGTGATCCAATACTTCGTAGCCGATCCGCTAGAAGGTCAACAGAACGTCTAATAAGGAGGCATCACCATGATGCAAACAGACGTTAAATCGGCGGCATGTCCGGCAGGTGCAAACACCACTGCATTTGACGGACGGACACGCGTACGAGGTATTGCTATTAGCCACGGCGCAACCCCCGGTTCTATTACGATCAAAGACGGTGGTTCTGGCGGCGCTACGATGTTTTCGTACACAACACCAGCAGTTGCGGAAGGCATCTACATGCTATTCCCCGGCGAAGGCATATTGTGCGCTACGGACGTGTACGTTACGACTCCATCAGGAGCGACTGCGACGGTGTTCTATGGCTAAGACTCCGGCATGGCAGCGTAAGGAAGGCAAGAATCCCAAGGGAGGATTGAATGCTAAAGGGCGTGCTTCGTATAACGCTGCCAATCCGGGGAAGCCGGGGCTTAAAGCTCCTCAACCTGAAGGTGGGTCGCGTAGAGATTCTTTTTGTGCTCGTATGAAAGGCATGAAGAAGAAGCTTACGTCTGCCAAAACCGCGAACGATCCAAACAGTCGCATTAATAAATCTTTGAGAGCTTGGAAGTGTTAAGCATGGAAATGACTTATGTGTGGACCGGCGGATTAACGCTGTTTACCGGTCTTTTTGCTTACATAGCGCATGAGAAGTTCTCTGAACTGGCGCGGATTACGATCTTGTTGAACAAGACTCGTGAGGAGATAGCTCGTGATAACGTCACTAAAGCTGAAGTTGAGCGTATTACTGACCACATCGATCAACGCTTTAACAGACTTGAGGCGAAGATTGATCAACTCATTGGGCAAAAAGGATAAGTAATGCCGACCGTGTCCAAAAAGCAGGAAAAGTTTATGCAGGCGGTTGCCCACAACCCTGCGTTCGCTAAAAAGGCCGGAGTGCCGCAATCTGTGGGAAAAGAGTTTACTAAATCAGGAGGCGGTATGGCAGAGTCAAAGAAAATGATGGGTAAGGAAATTGCGTTCATGAAGAAAAAGGGCGCACCCAAGTCCATGGTCAAACACGAGATGGCTGAAGCAGGTATGAAAAAAGGTGGCATGGCTAAATACGCCAAAGGCGGCATGACTGCATCAAAGATGGGCGCTGTTAAGACTGCCGCTCCTAGCCGTGATGGCGTTGCTGTTAAAGGCAAAACCAAAGGCAAGATGATTACCATGGCTGGCGGCAAAGGCATGAAAAAAGGCGGGTACTGCTGATGATGCCCTCGCGTGGTATGGGTGCCATTAGCCCATCCAAGATGCCCGGCGGGAAGAAGAAAGCCCGTCGGGATGACACCGACTTCACGCAGTACAAAGAAGGTGGGAAGGTCAATGCTGCTGGTAACTACACCAAGCCCGGACTACGTAAGAAGATCGTGAGCCAAGTGAAAGCCGCAGCAACTCATGGCACGGGCGCAGGACAGTGGTCAGCCCGTAAAGCGCAGTTGGTGGCGAAGAAGTACAAAGCTGCTGGCGGTGGGTACAGGGATTAAAGTGAAGAAGCGCAAAAAATTTGACGGTGGTGGGTCAGTGATGGATATGTCAACGCAAGATATGCGTGACCCAGAGTACCGTCGTCGGTTGGAGCGCAAACAGGCATTGGAAGCATCCCCAGTAGGGCCGGAAGATTTGATTGGGTTGGGGCTGGGGAAAAGGGCATTAAGTACCGCAGAAATGGCAACGCGCCCTTATGTTAGAAACCAAGTTGTTACATCAGAGGGGTTGCGGTTAAAAAGTTCGCCAGTTCGTATGCCAACCAGCGATAAAGATATTACGCACGCGTACAGAAATATGTCGCAAGCGGAATATGAAGCAGCAAAAAAATCTGGGTATTTTGAGAGAAACCCAAACCCAAAGTACGGTGCGGGCGATGAGAAGTGGTGGAGTGGCGGCGATGAAGTTGGTAAGTTTGGCAGGGAATGGAAAGGTGGCGAGGGTGTTGTTACCATGCGCGTACCCAGAAGCAAAGTGCCAGAAAGTAAAGCTGTTAGATTTAAAGACGCAGAAAAAATGAACAAGGGGGGTGCTGTAAAGTCAGCATCATCTCGCGCAGACGGCATAGCCCAGCGGGGTAAGACGCGAGGTAAGATGCGATGAAAGCGCCACAGCAATCGCTGAAAGACTGGGGAGACCAGAAATGGCGAACCAAAAGCGGAAAGCCGTCGTCAAAGACCGGGGAGCGTTACCTCCCGGAAAAGGCAATCAAGGCTCTAAGCCCAGCCGAGTATGCCGCCACGACGAGGGCAAAGCGGGCAGGGAAAGCAAAAGGTAAGCAGTTCGTAGCGCAACCTAAGAGCATCGCAAAGAAAACAGCGGGGTATCGATAATGGGATTTAAAAGTTTTATGGGGACGATTAGCCCCGTGTATGGCGCAGCTACTGGAGAGGGTACGATGGGCAGAATGCTCAATCCCGAGAAAGCGGCGGAGATTGCGCGTGAAGAACGGATGCGTCAACAAGCCGCTGCGGAACAAGCAAACGCTGATCGCCAAGCTCAGATTGCCGCGCATTATAGCGAGGGCATGAAGAAAGGCGGTAAAGTACGCACAGCCTCATCCCGTGCAGACGGTATTGCCCAACGGGGCAAGACCAAGGGAAGGATTGTGTGATGGCTGAGAAATGGATTCAAAAGGCAATAAAGAAACCGGGGGCGTTACGCGCTCAGCTTGGCGTAAAAGAGGGCAAACCCATCCCGGCAAAGAAACTTGCTGCCGCTGCGAAAAAACCGGGAAAGATGGGTCAACGTGCAAGGCTTGCAGAAACCCTCAAAGGTTTGAAAAAGTAAGGTAAATCATGCCAGTAACTACGTCCACAACCAGCTTTAATCCCAACCTCAACGAAATTATCGAAGAGGCGTTTGAGCGTTGCGGCAAAGAGTTGCGCACTGGTTATGACTTTCGCACAGCCCGCCGCAGCCTTAACCTGCTTATTACTGAGTGGGCTAATCGGGGCATCAACCTGTGGACAGTTGAGCAAGGTCAGATCCCACTAGTTCAAGGACAGGTAACTTATGATCTACCTAATGATACCGTTGATCTTCTTGAGCATGTTATTCGTACTAATCCCGGACAGATTGGTAATCAAACGGATATAAACATTAACCGGATCAGCGTATCTACATACGCCACAATCCCCAACAAGATTACGCAAGGAAGACCAATTCAGGTGTGGGTAAACCGCCGCTCTGGTCAAACTACAGATTTGCTTGGAGCTACTCCGGCATATCCGCAGATTAACGTGTGGCCTTCGCCTGACCAAGGCACCTCACAAAACCCATATTACTACTTTGTTTACTGGCGTTTGCGTCGCATTGTGGACGCCGGGACGGGTGTGAATGTTGAAGATATTCCATTCCGTTTTCAAAATGCGATGGTTGCGGGGCTTGCTTGTAAACTGGCGTTGAAGTTGCCAGATGTGTCGATTGATCGAATGAGTATTTTGAAAGCTGAGTACGCTGAAGCTTGGGAGATGGCTGCTGGCGAAGACCGCGAAAAGGCACCAGATCGATTTGTGCCGCGCATGCTTACGTACAGGTGATGTATGCCAAGCAAATATGCAAGTGGCAAACATTCGATTGCGGAGTGTGACCGCTGTGGTTTTAGGTACAAGCTAAAAGAGTTAAAGACACTTACGATCAAGACAAAAAACGTCAAGATCAAAGTGTGCCCAACCTGTTGGGAGCCAGATCAGCCGCAGTTGTCGCTGGGCCTATACCCGGTGAACGATCCGCAGGCAGTTAGGGAGCCGCGTCCTGATGTGAGTTATCGGCAGTCTGGCTACAGTGGTTTGCAGTTGGTGTTTCAGCAAAACACCTCTATAGAATCGAATGGATTTCCGGAGGGCGGTAGCCGGGTAATCCAGTGGGGTTGGGCACCGGTAGGTGGGGCAAGCGCAAATGATGCTGCGTTAACGCCAAACTACCTAACATCGGCTGGTATAGTAGGTAGTGTGACAATTACTTAGGAGTAATTATGGACAAGATGAAACAAGTGGCTAAGGCCGAAGTTAAGGCACATGAGAAACGCATGCACAAAGGCATGGCTAAAGGCGGCGTAACTGGTGAGGCTATGAAGCGCATGGGCCGCAATATGGCTCGTGCTATGAATCAGCGCGGTGGCGGAAGGGGTCGATAATGGCTAAATTTTCTCAAAAAGTTAAAGGCAAAGAAGTGGGACAAGCCACTGTCTATGCTGAGCCACACACTATGAGTGGTAAAAAAGTAAAGGCGCAAGTGCCGGAGCAGTCTGGCAAGGCGTACATGGATGAGATGAATATCTCGGCTGGCGGTGTTAGCAAAGGTAACTACAAGCCAACTAAAACTGATGGCATCAAAATCCGTGGTACTGGCGCAGCAACTAAGGGCACTATGGCTCGTGGTCCGATGGGTTAATCATGACGTACACCGAACTGTTCATTGCGGTTAAGAACTACCTGCAAAACGATTTCCCCACAAATACGTGGACGGACGTAGCAGGCACAGGCACCACTACGTCTAACGGCACCGAACAGATCAATACCTTTATCAAGCAGGCTGAGGAGCGCATCTATAACACGGTGCAAATTCCGCCCTTGCGTAAGAACGTCACAGGCTTAACGACTACTGGTAACAAATATCTCTCATGTCCGTCTGACTTTATGTCGGTGTTTTCTATGGCGGTAATTGAAAACCCCGGTACTGCCAATGAGAATTATGAGTACCTGTTAAACAAAGATGTAAACTTTATCCGCGCATCGTATCCAAATTCAACATCTACAGGTTTGCCGGAGTACTACGCTTTGTTCGGCCCCACCGTGGTAACCAGCGTTATAACAGACGAGTTAAGTTTTATTCTTGGTCCCACTCCTGATGCGGCCTACACCGTAGAGTTGCACTACTACGCTTACCCAGAGTCGATTACGGTCGCTGCTGATGGGCGTACATGGCTTGGTGACAATTACTCACCTGTTCTGCTGTATGGCACGATGCTTGAAGCCTATGTGTTCTTGAAGGGCGAGACCGACATGATGAACACTTACAAAGGTAAGTACGACGATGCTCTGTCTCAATTGAATCGTCTGGGTACAGGTCTTGAGCGTGGTGATGCATACCGCGATGGTCAGGCGAAGATTAAGGTTAATCCATGATCCAGCAAGGACTGACAAACAGCTTCAAACAAGAGATGCTCCAAGCAGGGCAGAACTTGGCAACCGACACACTGAAGATGGCGCTTTACACAGCGTTCTCTGATATTGGTCCGCTGACTACGGTTTACACAGCGACTAATGAAGTAACAGGCACTGGATATGTTGCAGGCGGAGTTGCGGTCACAGGCGCTACGATCAGCACTGACGTAAACACAGGCACAGTGTATGTGGACTTTAATAATGTTTCATGGCCCGGAGCCAACTTTATTGCCCGTGGTGCATTGATTTACAACGTTACTCGCAGTAATAAATCAGTAGCTGTGCTGGACTTTGGTTCAGATAAAACTTTTAGTAGCACAAGCAACACCGTCACCATGCCAGCTAACACGGCAACGACGGCGCTAATCCGTTTTCCTTGAGAGGTAGTCATGAGCACAAAAGAAAAATCCAACGTAGCTGATAGCGTGGATGCTACGGTCATCACGAACAAAGGACTGCGCGAAGGTCTGGGCGCATCTGGCGTATATACCGTGGTATGTATCGGCGCTGACGGTGTTGAGAAGTGGCGTGATGAGTTCCCCAATCTGGTGGTCAACTCTGGCTTGAAGCTGATGAATGACACCTTCTTCGCTGGCACTAGCTACACGGCAGCTTGGTTTCTGGGCTTGATTACCGGCCCCGGATCAGGCACAACATTTAATGCGGCAGACACTATGTCTTCGCACCTTGGCTGGACGGAAGATACGACTTACTCCAACGCCAACCGCCCACAAGTAACCTTTGGTTCTGCCACACTGGCGGACCCTTCGGTGATTGCAACGACCGCGACTTCGTTCTCGATCAATGGTGCGACAACTGTGGCAGGTGCGTTTCTGACGACTGACAACACCAAGGGCGGCACAACCGGTACGCTGTTCTCAGCAAGTGACTTTACAGGCGGCGACCGTATCTTGGCCTCTGGCGATACACTGAATGTGACGTACACCTTCACTCTGGAAGCACCGTAATGGGAGTAGGGCATGGCGCTTGTTCTTGCAGATCGCGTTAGAGAGACAACGACCACAACCGGTAACGGCACAATCACGCTGGCTGGGGCTGTCGTTGGCTTTCAGTCTTTTGCCGCTGTTGGCAACGGCAACGTCACCTATTACACCATCGCAGGTCAGGGCACTTCCGAGTGGGAAGTGGGCATCGGCACATACACATCATCGGGTACAACACTAAGCCGGGACACGGTTCTCTCCTCCAGTGCGGGGGGTACGACCAAGGTGACTTTCTCTGCGGGAACCAAGGATGTGTTTGTGGTGTATCCGTCCGAACGTGCTGTGTACTACGACGCTGCTAACG